TTTATTGTCTGATCTCCACCACCAGAGCCACAAACTAAATTCATATCTCCACCGCTTAATTGCAGCGTAGAAGCCATATCCACAGCACCGTCTATGTCTACGGCATCGAGGTTCGTTGTTCCATCGATATCCACATCGCCTGAGATATCCAGGTTAGTGAACACAGATGTTCCAACCGCCGTGATTTTATCGTTGAATGTGGCGGCTCCCGCTGCTGACATATCAAGAGTTAACGCAGTAATCTCAGAACCACCGTCATTACCCTTGAACAGCATATCTTTGTCAGAGACGCTAGACTTGATGACAAAATCGCTTGATGAGTTTGTGAACTCACCAAACTGTGTACCATCATCTTTGAGCAGGACATCTGCTCCGTTGGCATCTAATATGATATCCCCAGCCACATCGATGGTCAGATCGCCAGAAGATAGATCAATCTCTGTGCCATCAATCGTGATGTTGTCGATTGATATACCAGCATTTGCTGTCACCGCTCCGGTCACGCCTAGAGTGCCACCCAAGGTGGCGTTGCCACTGACATCGATAGTTCCGTTTACATCAATAGCAGTTGCAGTTAGGTCTATCTCATCTGTAGCACCCAGCGATAGAACCGTAGCAGACGATCCCTGGATGAACTGACTCGCATCGTTGAACATGATCTTGTTCGTAGAGTTGAGCGTTAGACCAGAGCCATCGGTATGAGTCAGTGTCGTGTCTGCGTCAGCGCCAAACTTAATGATAGCGCTGTCTGAGGAAAGGATCAGATCATCGCCAACCGTGAGATCGTCATCGACAAAAAGATCTGGGATCGAGAGGTCTTGAAACGCATCGACCATCGCAGCACCGGAACCAGCGCCGTCAGAATAGATCGCCTTAGTTTGGCCGTTAGGAATAGTTATGTTCGCACCAGATCCCTGACTGATGATGATGTTTTGAGAACCACTGGTGGCGTTCTCGATGAACCACAATTTGGAAACTGTATTTGGCGCTATCGTAATCGTACAGGCTGAATCAAGCGTTCCTGTATACTGAAGAAACATTGATCGACCGGGATCTGTTGCGCCGTCAGCTATTGTTGTAGTATGCGTGTCGGCATTGGTGGTGATTGCCTCAGTGCCAAATGAGAAAGCCTCACCAATCAATTCCAAATTTACATTTGTGGTCGTGCCCCAAGAGCCCGAGCCCTCCCCGGTGGCCAATTCTGTGAGGCGAAGGTCGTTTACGAACGTAGCCATATTTGTTCCTCTCTATGCTGCATCTCTGCCAGCGTCTATTTCGTCATAACCAGGCGACTGTGCAGTTGACACGCCAGAATACCCAGCCGACTGTGATGTACTTACATTAGTGTAATTTGGTGTTTGGTCAGTGTCTATGTTGCCGTACACCAATACGGAACTCAGATCAAGTGTCGCACCAACACCCGTGAGCTGCACGATGCTCTTCGCGACAGTGCTGGGATCACCAACCGCCGATGTAATCTGCTGACCATCAACAGTGATATTGTTATCGCAAGTGAGCGTGACAGAGCCAAGCCCAGATGTAATGCCTTGACCCGTGGGTGATACGTTTGCTTTTGCAACGGTGGTGACAGATCCAAGCCCACTGGTCATGCCGGAGATGACCGGCAGATTCACGATTGCTCTGGCAACGACCGTTGCCGCACCCACACCGGATGTGATTGCTTGGCCAGTTAACGATACGTTTGCTTTCGCGACCACCGAAGGTGCGCCAAGTCCAGATGTGATCTGCTGACCCGCTGGCTCTGCGTTTGCTTTTGCAATGACGGTGACTGCACCAACACCTGATGTCAGTCCAAATCCGGTGACAGATGTATTCGCATCTGCCGTAATTGATGGTGCGCCTAGACCAGAGGTAATCGCTTGACCAGTGGGTTCAACCGGGATCGCTTCGTTCCACGCTCCCTGACCCCAAGTGCCACGACCCCAACCTGTAATGTTAGCCATCTAGCTGAGACTCTGCATCTTTCAAAAAGTTGACTGCTCTAGTCATGATGTCGCGAACCGAGTCCGTAAGAAAGTCGGTTGCTAAGGAGGCTTCCATTTCCTTGATAGCCTCTTGGATATTTTCTTTCGCTGTCATGATGGCCTCCGAAAAGACCATCATTCTATATTCTATTTCACTTTGCGAACAGCTTGGAATTTGCGATCCAGAATGTTCTGGACTTTGCGATGGTTGAAGTCCACATCGAACAACGAGTTGATCTGCTTACAGATTCGTCTGGGTCCAAGCCCTCTATCGCGTAACCGATAGATGTGTTCCAGAACCTTCTGTTCCTCTTCGACCTCAACCAGTTTCACGCGACGTTTATGACCATGCCACTCTTCTACTTTGCGAAACCCGTAAGGTGTAGGACCGCCGATAGAGTATCCCTCTTTTGACCAGTACATCTTGCCGTCAGCAAAACGATCTAAAATCGTACCGTGTTCGATTTCTGCAACTGCCGATAAAACCATCAGCATGATCTCGTTAGCGATCCTGTTCATATCGAATCTGCCACGCAAACCTTGGTTGTCTTTCTCATTGGGATACACCACCGGCATATCACCGAACTGTTCGCAGAAGTAAACTAAGACTCGTGAATCTTGAAAGGCTGGAATAGTAGCCAAAAGATCTTTTGCGTTCCTCGATAGTCGGTCAAGGCGAGTGCAGATGATGACATCGTTCTCTTCCATATAGTCAGTCATCTCTCTGGCTTTCTCTCTTTCCAGAATCGGTATGGTTCCAGACTTGCCTTCATCCAAGAAGTGTACGATCTCGCAGTGTGGCCATTTAGCCCTGGCAAACTCCTCGCAGATGTTTACCTGTTGGCAAAGCGACGTTCCGCTTTTAACTTGTTCGCTGGTGGATACACGGGCATAGATCAATACCCGACTTACCACCATTGCATTTGCTGGTCTGACTACTGACATTTGAACTCCATTTTAGAATAAGAAGATAAAATTATAGGCAAAAAATAGTGTGTACACAAACTTGCAAATAAATGTTGTGATGTGTAGATTTAGAGATTCTTGAATAGGAGGATCAATTTATGAAAGGTTACAAACCAATAGTCAGCATCCAGCAGACAGCACTTGGCAAATACTTCAAAGGTATACAGGGCCGGGTCAAACTTCTTCTCAAAACAAGTCGTCAAGAAAACTTCATGTTTTTCAAAAGCAAAGAGTGGCTATCACCTGTCTTTGAGAGGATTATCAAACAAGACAACATAGGTGCGCTGAACTTCGTTTTCGCAGAGCTAATGTCGCAGACAGCTTATTTTCGGTCTGGCTTTACAAAAGAGATTGGTCTTTGCCCAATGTTCGTTACAAAAACGGCAGAGTCACGATTTTTGTCACGGCTTGGTTCTGATCAGATGAAAGACATTTGCAGACCAGATAGCGTCTTTCTAACGACTCCTTTTAAGCAGGAGGGAAAAAGACATTTGAGGGACACAGCACCTTTCATTAAGAAAAAAGCGCATTTAACCAAGGTCAAAAACGTAAAGGTAGACACTGATATATCCGGCTTTACGGAAGCTATCTTTGATGCTGAAGATGATGATCTGGTTGAGTTATTGGGAAATGCCCATGTAGAAGCTAATGAGGATTTTTTCGCGACTGAGCTTGAGCAAACGGCTTTGGACAATATTCGTCCCTTTTTCGATTGGAGAACGTGGCAAGCAAACATGGGCGATATGGATGATCAACTGCTTGGATATTACACAGACGAAATGTGTTCAGAGTATGCTGCACTTAGCTGGTTTTTTAATGACCCAGACTCTAGCCGGTTGGTAATCTATCCTGAGTCCAGCGACTTGTTAGAAGACATAGCAAACGCCGAGTATCACGTAGACGGTCTGGATCTGTCAGCTTGTCTCAAAAATTTTATGCTGATGATCCCAGAAGGGTTTGAGTTTGAGGGAGTAGATGTGCCATCTGTCTTTGTCAGCATCTCTCCCTTTTCTCACAAGCAAATGGTCGCTGCGAAAGCAGGAATAGAATACGCGAAATCTAAAGGTGGCGTATCTACTGCATACCATCTTGAAGGTCTTTACAGAGGGGTTCGCACAAACTTTGAAAAGCGTAGAACGGAGCTATCAGAAATGTCAGAAAAGCCCTTCAGTTCTTCTTACACGGATGAGCAGATTGAGGAATTGATAGAACTTGAGTTTGAGGAACAGTTCTATGCGCGAACCTCTGTAGCAATTAGCTTCGGTGGTGAAACTAAGCATTACTCCATACCGCTGTTCACTGGCTTGCTGATGTCGCAAGCTGGAGACAAAAAGGCAAAGAAGTTCGTTGATGGTTGGCTGACAAGATACAAAAAAACTCAGGATGATGAGATAGGTGAAGAGATAGAGTCCATTGGTTTGAATCTCATCTCCAGTAAATCCCTTGAGCGTCGCCCTGTCAAAATGGATGGTGATGTTATTGTGATAGTCAAGCTCGTAGCAAGCATCATGGTCTACATCAACGCATTGGGCGATGAGGTGTTGCACAGAGGAGTGCCGTTCAAAAAAGAGAACGCTAAGTTCCTTAGTAAAGGTCTAAATCCGACAGACAAGAAAGAGCCTGACCTTTTCACACTCCGAGGGCCGAAAGGTTACACGGGCCGGAAGCAAGGCGCACACTATCGTCGCTGGCATTTCAGAACCTTGAAGCATGAGAGGTATTACCAATCCGGTGAGTGGGCTGGAAAACCGATTGGCTCAAGGGTGGTGTTCGTGAGAGATTCTTTCGTGAATAAAGAGATATGTCCACACGTTCTTACTGACGGAACAGATACCGAGGCAAAGGTTATCGCGCCAGAAGACTTGGAGACAACGGTTTGACCAAGGGCTTACTCCGTCCTAAGAAGCGTCGCCCCCGACCGGCGTGGTCGAAAGTCGGGGATTTTTTAAACAGGAGTAAACATGGATAAATACTTTCTGACATTAGATCGCTTATACGCCGTGTTCCATGTGGAACAATCTGGACGTATCTCAAACCAGTTGATGAAAACGATGCGTCATGCTCTGGATGGAGAACATGACGCTGGACCCGAAGCAAACTATATTATTAGACTCTGGAAACAGGAGAGAGACTATGAATGATGTGTACGAGCTAGAAGAGTTCATGGAAACGCCAGGGGGAAAAGGCTTTGTCATGACTCGCAAATGCCCAGCCGATCAGTACGAGAACCTGATTGAGAAGAAGGTCAAACAGCTATCACGGAGCAACAAATCGTTTCGGGTGTATGTGAATACACCAGAGGGTGACAGAGAGTTGGTTAACGCCTCATGAGCTACAATCCCAGAGAAAAGATGTATCGGAATATGAGTTCTGCTTTGGCTAGATCAGGCAACGATAAAGAAGCAGTAGAGATGATCCATCACGTTCTGAAAAAGCATCACTACGTCGAAGACGAAGATGAAAGGATCGACCTGATATACCAGTGGATGGAAGAATATTCTAAAGAGGCTGGACGGCTTCAACCACTGGTCTAGCAGCTTCTTTCCGGATCCTTTCTTGCTCTGGCGTATCTCTGGGGTCTAGCCCGATAATTCCCAGACCGGCCTCAGTCATGGCCTCTGTTGCTGGAACAAGCCCTTCTTGGAACATAGCTTTGAGGTAATAAGGGTCGTATTCCCTTGTCGGCTCCATGAGATACTCACCCAGAGATCCCAGACCTTGTAAGGCGCGCTCTTTCAGCTCTCTGCCTTGAGGGCTCTGAGTTTCAAAATCAATCAAACCGATTGTTCGCTTTCGCGCCTCTTCAATCTCTTCCGGACTCGCACCTTTCTCAAAAGCAGCCTCTGCTCCAGCCATGCCCATCAAAGGTTCCAGTAACAAATCAGACAAACCCTCATACGCAACCTCACCAGCTCCGTACAACGTCTTGCCGATATCGCTGAAGATGTTGGTGATACCTGTTTCTTCCGGCACTCGCATCATGGTTTCAGCTTCGGCGGCAGTCACCTCTTGAGCAGCAGCTTCTTCTGGCGACAAGGCTTGTAAGCCGATCACTCCAGCACCGATGGGTGCGCTGAACATCGTAGCCCTTTGCGACTTGTCAGCGATGGTCTTGCCATCCTTAGTAGGATCTTCAAACCGATAGATCTTCGCCGAGTATTCTTCACCGTCAGCGGATTCTAGAGGCAGAAGCTTTGGTTTATTGCTATCGGGTGTGGCCGGGTTTATGACTTTGCTGATCGCGAAAGGGATCGTTTTGTCATACGCATCAATCAAACCCTCACGGCCCCAACGGTCGTATTGAACTTGTCCAGGCGAAAAGGCTACACCGTCGTAACCTTCTTCGGCTGCTTTGTTGAATATGTATTTGATGCCGAGTCGGTTCCAACCTTCAGAGCTAGTCACAAACGGAGCTCTGTTTTGAAAACTGGTATTCGGAGCTGTCATCTCCAAAGCTTTTTTGTTGGTAGGATCTCTTTCAAAGTCAGCGATAGCAGAGTCAATTTTGTCTATGAAGTCTCTTGGAAGACCTCGCTGTTCCAACTCATCGTCTGAGTTCCTTAGTGCTTTCATGAGATATTGGTTGCGAAGAGTTAACTCCATATCCTGTATAGTTGGACCATCTGACAATACTCCACCTTCGCGCTCAAAAAGCCCCCGTATAATCTGCTGTTCAAGTTCTGGATCCTGTCTCAATGCGTCTCTCAGAATCCCTCTCACCGAACTGTTTTCGACATCGAAGTTCCCTGATTCATCAATCGGTATGTCCTGCAACTCTTTCGATATCGCATCAAACATCTCCTGCCTAGATCCAAACTCATCAATATCGTACCGCCTTGCTATACGATTCTTAACGAGGTTGTCTCTGTATTCCGGAGACAGGAAACTAGCCTTCGCGATTGAATACATTCTATTTCCAACCTCTCGCTGAACTCGGAATATATCTCTTCTAGCTGCTATCAATCTTCGGAAGTTGTTCAACTGATCAGATCGAATCTCTACTTCTGGAGGTAGTTCCCCACGATAAACCGTTTCAGTCGGTATTTTTCCGGTTCCGACGACATTCGCGAGTTGGTTGAAATAGGTGTTCGGAGAATCAAGATTCATCAAAGATTCTAACGACACATCGATATCTGCCGCCAACCGCTCTATGATCCTTTGTGCTTCAGCTCCACCAGCTTTAATGACATCTGGTTCTACGAAACCGAAGTTACGTCCTGTTTGACCCCAATCCGATTGAAACTCTTCTATAAAGAGTATTTTGTCACCATCGGGTGCGAATCGATCCTTCGTTCTGACATGAAAGACCTGGTTGTATTGATCTGGGTAATGAACGTCTTCCTCAAACCGGATCTCTGGAAGTTTTAGCTTGAATACGAGTTCTTGAGCATTCTCTCCACCTGGGAGGGTGTGTTCTCCCCATCGTAACCCGTCTTCTGCTTCAAAGGATATTTCTCCCATATCCAAGGCTAGGGCTTCAAGTTGTACCTCCGCTTCATTAAGACTGCTGACATCGGGCGCTCTAGGTCCAACACCTCGCATTCCATCGCCAGTGAAGTGTCTTCGGAGAAACGGGGGTGCATCACCTCTTGGGAACCACTCATCTCCTGCGCCCTCTTGATTGATCAGCGCATAATCAGTCGGCTCTCCATCAACATATAGTCTTACCTCGGTAACGGGATCAAAATCATAACTACTACGAACATACTGTTCAGCCATCACCTCTAACGCAGTTTGAACATCATCCGGTAATTCATCGAAATTAAGGGTCCTTTCCCACCATTGGGTGAGCTGATCGTTTAACTCCTCTACAGCTGCGTCGCTGGATCTCAAGCGCTTTGCGAATTCTTCTATATCTCCTCCAGCCTGATAAGGCTGAGAGAACAGCAGATCCGGCTCATCTCTTGTGAAGTGATCTATTTCTTCATCAAGATATCCGCTACCTTCATAAGCCTCATCGAAAGATAAATCCCTACTTTCCATGTGATGGTTGGTCGGCGCACTGCCTTTGTACTCGGCTACCTCAAACTCAATACGATTCTCCGAGATCGTGTCAAGGATCTCCCGCTGATTCACCCGGTCTTGCTTAAACAGCTCATTCAAACCAAGCTCTTCGAGCTCCGCTGGCTTCACGCCGTTATTCAAGAACATCCGCTTATAATCATCACCGCGCTGAATGTTTTGCGGTGAGTTCAAAGCGATCTCTTCGGCTAGGCTGTAAACACCAAAGTCAGTCTGCGCTTTTTTTATGAGGCGTCGTAGGAGTCCCATGGTTATCGCAAAGCGTTTATGCCTCTGTCCATCGGATCACCAGATGACATAACAGATTCATTGTATGTAGTAATCCGCTGTTCTATAGGAGAGACACCCAAACTCTCACGAATAGGTAAATCAGACTTCGGAGCCTGGCCAAAAGTCTCAAAAAGATACTTAACCGCATCATTGATGGATCTTTCTTTCACCAAGTAATCAAAAACCCGTTTTGATTCAGCCAAAGTCGCTGGTGGTATGTCTTCGACCTCTATATAAGCGCGAAAATTAGGAGAACTCATCAACTGCCGGAAAACCTGATCAGTTCCACGGCTCCCAACGATGTCCACGACATTTTTCGTGTTCCCATCGCCTTGTATGCTTCGCATCCTTTCCATAGGACCGCCAAACATCGGCTGTTCAACCATTACTTCTGGCCTTTGAGGTCTGTTTTCGCGCCTAAGCATCTCCATCGTTGGTTCAAAGATGTCTTCGTCGTCAATTCTTGCCATCACGCGACCTCACGTTGGAAATATTTGTTGTTGATCAGGATATCCAACCACTGATCGAATGTCACGACCACAACCTTGTCGTTATCTTTGGGGAAACCGATGTTGATTGCGTGAATCGGTAACGTGACACGCACTGGCTTGTTGTTGAACTTCCAGATCAGGGCTGGGATTCGGTCGCCGCAAGCCTCTTTGACTTGTTTCCACCACGCCTCCTGATACCACCACCCATCTTTGTACGCTTTGCACTCAATCGCCCAACCTGGAATCTCGATGTCGCAGAGGTTGTTGGCTTGGTATTGATCAAGGTTGCGCTTGCACTGAATCTCGATTTCGTTGTCCACAAAGAAGTCGTTCAAAGACCTGACGATCTTTCTCTCAAACGATGCTCCTTTGTCACGACTTGAAACCATGTGGCGATTGTATTCAAAAAAACTAGATTTTCCACTCGGAAGTGGATACCTTTGGGTCCTTCTCCTCATACTCCTTGTAGCTCGGAGGACCTTCGGGTCTCCTTACACGACACGACCGGGCTGCAAGGAGTCCCACAAACTTTTTTTCCCAGCATTGAATGTATAAAACTTAGCTATAGCAACGCGACGACGCGACGCTGCTATTTAGGGGGGTGCGGGGGTCCTAATTTAACGCGATCTGACAGGCTTTTTCCGAGTCCATAGGGGTCCCTTGGGCCTGATCGAGCGCGACACACACGCTCATACAGGCTGTCGCGACCGTTTTGTACACTGTCTACACACTTTGTGACCACATATGTACACAATCCCACACTTTTTTATGCGTTTTGGGCATAAAAACCATGCGTTCTGAGCATTTTTTGGATTTTTTTCTGAGTTTTGACGGACTGGGGAGAAAGAGGTCACTTTCTCAACCAAACTTCGTTATTACACCCAGCCGCTAGTCACATATCATCGTCGCGAATCGTATCGTCCAAGCCCAGCAGTTGGTTGAGCCGTTTCTTGATATCGTCCTTGTTCATGTTCTCAAGCGTGGCGTTGATGTTGAGGTTTTGTGAGCGATGCACAGTCAAACCGCCTAGCTGATTGAGCTCTTTGATCGCTTGGACTGAGGCATTGAAAGCGCCGTTCTCAAATGCGGTGTTTGCGATCTTCCATAACATAGAGCCCGTCTTCTCTGGCGTGACGCTGTACTTCGCTCTGAACTCTTCCTGCGCCAGCCTCACGGCCTTCGTCACGTTTGGAAAATCCCTGCCGTTGAGCATCTTGTTTGCAGCCTGGGATGGAAACGTGAATCCAGCCCGTCGGGCTGCTTCCGTCATCGAACACCCACCTTCGGTGTAGTGCCATACGAAACTGCTCTGCATATCTGTCAGTCCCAGTTCCGGATCTGACTCAAACTGTATTGGTACTTCGACTAACTTGGGCTTCTCTTTCCTTGGTCTGCCAACTGGTCGATTCGCCATCCTCTTCTCCGCATCACATCAAATGTTCGTCGCGCCTCATCATAACTCAATCGAGGTTCTCGCCAAACAAATCTCTCTCGATCATTCTCAGCCCTCCACCTCGCGAACTCGATCTCGTAATCCGAACAGTGTATTTTAAACTGCTGTTGCATACGCCCTCCTACTTAGTGAGTAGAGGTAATGTAAGTACCCCATATACCCCATATAGAAAACATATATACATTTGTATACATATACTAAGTAAAATAAAGTTTACTATTTACTATACTCACTCTACCTCTATCATAATCAACAGCAAAAACAAACACTTAACAATGGAAAAAAAATGTATAGTGTAATGTAATTTAACTTTGTACATCTCAACACTTTTGTCTACACCAAAAACTGATGTATACATTTGTACATTCACACCATTGGTGTACACACCCACACCACCATACACACCTAACCAGACCAGCCCGAAGTGGGGTATTGGTCCTTCTCAATGGGTGTGTAATCTACGTCGTAGACCTTCTTGCCACCCGTGTATCTTGGTTGGATGCCATGGTCGGTAAGGACTCGCGCAGCCTCCTTGAAGTCAGCCATCCTTGGATTAGCGATGCCCAGATCTCTGAGCAGTTGAGTCTGTTGAACTGGTTTGGTGTTGTCGCTGTCAAACGTAACGTGCTGTAAGAGCAAGTCTTCGACTGCGCTTTGGGTTCTGCTAAGTTCGTTGCTGTCCTGTAACAGCTCACGCTCCTCACTGGAGAGAAACCAGGATTCGCCCATATCAAACATGGTTTGTTTAATCTCAGCCCAGACCTGTTGCATATTGATGGAGTGTCGGTAGTTGATCTTGGTGCATCTGACTGTGTAGAACCTTCGGTTGCCGGTTGTGTCAGTCAGGAACTCACGCTCATTGACCGAACCATAGAAAGCGGTTCGTCTATTGTAATTCGACCAGGTACGGTCGTATGGCAGTCTGAGTTCGTCACTATCCTTAGTGGTGAACTGTTTCAATTGATCGATGTCTGCTTTCTTGAACGTAGATCCGAGCTCACCCAGCTCACATATCCAGTAGCTCACACATTGCTTCACACTGTCCTTTGATGCCGGGTTAAGTGTTGCACCCTCTAACAGCCAATCGCTGTCCCTTGGAGCCAGAGATTTGAGCCACTGGGTCTTACCCAGCCCTTGCTTGCCCTGGAATACGAGTATGCCCTCCAGACTCACGCCTTTATGACTGCAAGCTGCCGCAACACATCCTAACAGCCAACGCTTCATCAATATGTTCTTGAGCCTGTCATCCTCTGCTTGAACCGTATCCAAAAGCATTTGCAGTCGGGATTTGCCATCCCATGGTTTGCTCATGATCCATTCCTTAACCGGATTGAATTCTCTGGCCACAAGCGGAATGTTGAACACCACCCTGTTATGAGGCACACCTTTCTGGATACAACGATCCTCGATCTCCGCAATCGCTGATCCCTCTTCCAAATCTGATATGAAGTCTGCGTCGGGGATCTTGATCTCCATACGCTTCTTTATGACGTTGTACGCCACATCAATATTGTTCTCTAACAGAACCCCCACTAGGTTTTGTTTGACGTTGAGATACGTTCCCTTGTCCGTCTTTTGCCAATCCGGGAGGGTCGGGACCGGCACATTCTCCATGTCTTTTGCGAGAAACTCTTGGTCTGGTGCTGTAACCATGTCGTTATAGTCACCCACCTCAGACGGCATCTTGATCTCTACATTGCCATTCTTTTGTTTGAGCAAACCAGCAGCCTGTTCTGCTTTCTCTTTCCCAGTGTTGCTCTCATCATTGTCTGCAATGAATCGGTGTAGTTTCTCCTGCTGTCTTTCAAAGATCTGACCTGATACAACCTTGAGGCCCTCAGCGCTGAAACATACGATCACTGGTTCTCTGTAATCGTTATAGAAGCTGGCCCCGGTCGCATAGCCTTCAACATAGTTCAGTGTGTGCGATTGTTTGATCAGCTCCTTGCCGATGATAAAGAAACCGCCACTGGCCTTGCCCCCCTTGTGCATAAGCTTGCGATTGTTGTCATCGATGTATTGAAGCGATTGGATCTTGAACTCCATGTTGTACAAAGGGATCAGTAACCGTCCATCCTTGTGGACTCGTAAGCCATGGCTTATCACACCTTTCTTTTGCAGATAAGGATGTGTGTCAGTCTTCTGGGCCTTGTCCCAGATCTCCTGACATTCCAGTGCCGCCTGATCCCATTTGATCTTTTGTTCCCTGTCGTACTCCTCCTTGCGGATCCGTGTCTCTTCTTTGATCTGCTCGATCTGAGCTTTGGTGAGCTTACGACCCTCGCTGTTTTCTGCGTTCCATTGCCCTAACACATCCTTACCCGATGTCTTCCAATCGCCATAGCGTCCGTATGGTCTACTCTGATCAAACCAGCATTGAAACCAAACGTCTTTTTTATTCTTGTGTGAACCAACCCACTTAGCGCGATTAACTGCGCCCTGATCCATGATCTTGGTTTCATCGACCTCTACACCTTGTTCAGTAAGCCAAGCTACAAATTGTGCTCTCAGATCGCCCGTTATTGGAAAACTCGTATCTCTTGCTGACTTATCTTGAATTATAAATTCTGACATGGGTTGTCCAATATATTCGGATGTGTACAATACAATATCTTTTTGCAAAAACACAAGGAGCGCAAATGGAAAGTTTCGTTGTATCGGACCAGTATGACGGAGAGTCAAAAGAGTTCGAGGCCATTGAGCCTGGGAAACATAAAGCGATCTGTTACAAGATCGTAGATGGAGGCACTGCCGAAGAGGGTGGTGCGTATCCCGGCATCAAACATAAGATCTATGTCTATTGGGAACTGCCAGATGAGAGAACCACTGATGATAAGCCTAAGAGCATATTCAAATCTTACAATCTGGTTTTCGGTGAGAAGTCAGCTATCGCTGAGGATTTTGGTGAGTGGCGTGGCAAGATGTTTACGGATGCAGAGAGAAAGACGGGCATCGATATTCTCCAGTTCTTAGGCAAGGGCTGTATGTTGCGAACTGGGAAAACCAACACGGGTAACGACAAGGTAGAGAGAGTCTTGGAGTTTGAAAACGCTTTCGATAAAGACGGTGAGTTACGCAAACTGCCAACTCATAATGAGCTGGAGTTTTTCAACCTCAGAGCCTACTGCAAAGAGTTCTCTGGTGAGAGCGATGCAGAGAGCAAAGAGATGTGTGACAAGTTTGAGCTGTTACCTAGATTCTTACAATACCGTATCGGCGGGTGTGATGAGATAGGTAAGGATCAAGTCGATCCATGCTTAGAGGTTCAGAACGCCATGAAGAAAGGATCTGGCAAAGGTGGTGAGGCTGTTGTTACTGAACCAGCACCAGAACCTAAGTCGCCAGAGTCAGGAACAAAGCCACCACAAAAGATTGCGGATGATTTTGAGGATGACATACCATTCTAGTGGGGCGTAACACTTAAGGTCGGCCAGCGGTGGGGTCAGCTCCCTGATGAGAAAGAGGTGAGATGCCACATCCGTTACACCCCGATCTAACACGGGATTAATCTTACCAACCACCGCACATGAGGAGAAAACATGGCTAAACGTGGCAGACCTAGAAAAACCGATCTGGTTAATTCACCACCGCACTATAAAGATACGGAGAACGGCATAGAATGTATCGATGCGATGGTTGCCGCCTTCGGTCTTGATGCGGTGAAAACCTATTGCAAGATCGCAAGTTTCAAATACTTGTGGAGAGCCAGCAAAAAGGAGGGCAACGATGAGTCGCAAGACTTGGCTAAAAGTGCTTGGTACATTCGGTTTGCCAGAGGCGACGATCCTAGATTGGATAACTAGATACGTCAGCATACCCCGCTATACCGGGTATGCGCTTTCGTTAGCTTTTCTTGCCGGTTTGATCTTAGGAGGATTATTTAGTGTCGTTTAAAGAAGGTGTCTTTGAGGGCCTCAGTTATGAGGAGTATGCAGCAATCAAAGCGTGGAGATCTCACGATCTGACAACCATCATCGCTGATCCTTACACATGGAAAAACCAGAAAGAGATGGTGCAAACCCCAGCTCTCTTAGAAGGCAGAGTTCAACACACTGTCTTTCTTGAGCTGGATAAGTTCAATGATGAGTTTGTAATAGAACCAAAGTTCGACCGCCGCACTAAGGCGGGTAAGGATGAATACGAAGATTTCATGAGCAGCCTTGGTGATCGCACACCGATCAAACAAGAACTGTTTGATGTGTGTATGGATCGTCGTGAGGTCGTGCTGGATCATGTGCCAAGTGATGATGACAAGGTGGAGCTCACGCTTTGTTTCATGTGGAATGGCAAGAAATGTAAGGCCCGTTTGGATTGGTACGATGGATCAAACATCTGGGACTTAAAGACTTGCCGGGATGCAAGCCCTCGAGGTTTTACAGCAGCAATCCGAAACTTCCGTTACTACCAGCAAGCAGCTTTCTACCTGATGGGTTGCAAGATCCTTGGCATGGAGGCAGAAAAGTTTTTCTTTCTGGCTCAACAGAAAGCACATCCCTATCCGTATCTCATATACACATTGTCGGATGAGGCAGTGACTTACGGAGATGCGAAGAACGAACAGGCTATGCAGATCGCTGAAGAGTGTAGTCGTCAGGGCAAATGGTTGCCATTCAACCATGGCGGTATTGTGACCGTGGATGCCACTCAGCTTTGAGATTCCTAGACCTGTTCAGTGGCATAGGAGGCTTTTCGCTGGGGTTAGAATCCGTCGGTATGGAAACAGTTGCTTTCTGTGAGATGGATAAATTCTGTCAGAAGGTGTTAAAAAAGCATTGGCCTGATGTGCCGATACACTCAGATATAAAGGAGCTAGATGGTTATGAGTACAGAGGAGCAGTTGAGCTTGTTTGCGGCGGGTTCCCCTGCCAGCCTTACTCCGTTGCCGGGGAGCAGAGAGGCTCTCTCGATGACCGCGCACTCTGGCCGGAAATGTTGCGAGTCATATCAGAGGTTCAGCCAACTTGGGTCATTGGCGAAAATGTTTCTGGAATCATCAACATGGAACTCGACAACGTGCTATCTGACTTGGAAGCCCAAAGTTACCAATCACAATGCTTTGTACTTCCAGCTTGCGCCGTCGATGCCAAGCACAGAAGAGATAGAGTCTTCATTATTTCATACGCCGACCGCCAAGGCGAACCAGATGAGCCCACACGAAGTCAAGAAAGGGAGCGGTTTTTGGCCAACTCCGGATGCAAGTCCGAGGGGATCCAGGGCAACGGATCTAGTGGTGAACGAGTCTACAGTTCAAAGAAGGAACAGCAGTCAGAAAAGAGGAATGGATCTACAGACAGCAGCCAAATTATGGCCAACCCCGACAGCAAACCTATCTGGGGAGGCAGACTTCATGGAGAGTCTTGTAACGAAAGATGGGAAACCAGCGCAACCGGGGGAGAGAGCTTACAGTCCCAAGTCGGGAAAGCACACATCCATCAGTCTGAATCGAGCGGTCAAGATGTGGCCTACTCCCGTGGCACACGAGGCGAGGCTGGGTTATCAAGACAGGAGCCGTGGGAAGAAAGGAACTCAGGAGAGCTTGATTACAACGGTCATCAACAATCTCGGAGGGAGGAAGTCTGTGAGTGGCTCACTGAACCCGGCGTGGGTAGAGTGGCTGATGGGGTTCCCAATCGGACACACCGACTTAGAGGATTAGGCAATGCGGTTGTACCGCAACTCGTAGCCGAAATAGGTAGGATCGTTATGTACCACCACGAGAACAACATTGACCCCAGAGGATGAGGCTAGGGAAAATCGTTGGGCTGAGGAGATCAAATACTTTGCGGCAAGGGATGTATGGCGCAAAAGAACAGCAATCTGTCCGATCAGTAAATTAACCTGGCAAGAGTGGTGGGAGAAAAAATTCAACGACGACTACATGGCTTATGTAGCGCAAAAGAAAGAGGAAAGGCTTAAACCTCAGACGGCTTCTTTGTTTGATGATCTATGAAAGCAGAGACAGCCTTTTCGACTGTCTCCTCTTCCATAAGGGATAAAGATAAGATCAAGAGGATCTTTTCACGATCTGATCGATCAAGCTTCAGCAGTCTCGTGATCGTTGGTTTCAGATTCTTCACGCTCATCTAGTTTCCTTTCGATCATCTCACTGACCCAAGTCGTCATCCCCCAATAAGCCATGATTGCTGCGTAATGATTGAAAGATTCGGCCTTGTACTCTGTGTCCTGAATCATCTCCTCAGCAGCGTCATAGTGTTCATAGTGCATCGCATCAACAAACTGGTGAGCTTTATGATAGTAGATCACAAACTCGTGTTGATCGATGTACGGGTGAGCCTTATCCATAAAGTCTTCAAGATCTTCGCACTCTTCGCTGTACTCTGCCAACATTTCATCAGCCAAGCTTTCGACCGCCTCGTAACAATCCTTGTAGGTCAATCTCTCCTCACTCATTAGTGAATCTCCTTCTGGATTTCGACTCTCATCGCAGCTACCAGATTTCTGATCTCTGGGTACATCATGCGAAACCGTTTCATATAAAGGGTGGTGTCTACACCCCACAAGTTTTTGTTAACGGTTGCAACGACCGTTCTGATTGCGTTGTCAATTTCTCTCTCGTGGATCGCGTCTAGAGTTTGTTTGCTAGTCAGCTCCGGAATGATCAGATCGTACTTATCAACCATCTGCTCACAATCCGTACAAGTGATCGCGCCAAAAGAGAATCCATATAAGGTTTGTAGAGAACCGCACTTAGGACATTGAACAACCTTGCCGTTGCGACCCGCTCTAGTATGTTTGTTTACTTTCTTCACGATTATTCCCTCTCCTCAGCTTCAAGATCTTCAGCTTCATTCGCACAATGAACACAAAGGAAATCATCTCCAACAAAGCTCATGCTGATTTCGTGATCTTCCTTTCCACAATGATCGCAGTTGTATAAATCGCTCATCTAGCAGTCCCTCCAACCGTGTATTCTGGCCATGCCTATGATGTCATCTATCTGATCAATGGCGTTCATAACCTCCCATCCGCAACCGTTGATATCGTCATCGAATGTTCCAGCGTCAATCATTTTTGCAAGCTTGATCGCGCCGTTCTTAGTCATGAGGCCAGTATCTACCTCTGCTTTGATTGACAGCTTAAGTTTTTCGTATTCCGTCAGTTTGTTAACGTGAACTTCTTTGAAGGCTTCCCATTGTTCTATATCCTCCTCCACGATAGTCCAGCACAAATCACAACCAATTATATAAAGGCCATCTTCATTTGGTTCCACTGACTCAAGGTCTTCTACGACCTCTTCGATTCCTGCTTCTGACATCTTGGACAAGATATCTTTTTGCCAAGCGATTACCTCCTCCCAAACTTTTTTCGTAACCGCCGGAACTAACCAACCATTCCATTCACCAGCATCAAAGCCCTCAAAAACTTTGCTAGGCGCATAACCGCCGATGTTGAATCTAACTCTTTCCATGTCTACTCCTATCTAAGAACGTAAGCTTTATTGCCTACCCCTTTATTATGCACATTTATGCACAAATGTATACACCTAGTGTTACTTATTTACTCACTCTTTCCATCAAAGAGCCAGAACACCAACAGGTAGCGATCACCTTTTTCGACCGCTAATCCTCTGTGCATTTTGGTAAAGGAGGGAAACATTAGTGCGTGTCCGTTAGGCAACGGCTTCAACACACCATGGTTGTGGAACTCTGTGCCACCACCGACGTAACCGCCAGTGTTAAGTGGAACGACAACAGAGATGTCAGCAGAGTCATCATGATGCCAGGCTCCGGCTTGCTGACCCTCTGGATTGTAGTTCGCGATCTGAACTGACGCTATCTGAGCACAATCACGCTGAAACAAACTGTAGATCATCGGGTTGATCACATTCTGCACGACGAACCACATATTCCAATACAGCTCTGGGCAATGCTCTTCTAGCACGATCTCTGGTATCTGTCGCAACGGATCCTCACTGGGATTCGGTTTAAACTCGATCTCCTTCTCCATCTGTTTGATCTCTTCAACCAGCATCTTGCAGAACTGTCTACGGAACAAAGGGAATCTATATATGTCAGGGAACACAGACTTAGCCATCTGAGCCGCTGGGGTCGTTTCTAAGCGATTTCTCCCTAAATTGGCTCTGTACTTAGCAATCAACGGTATCGAGTCTTGTACGGCCTTATATAAAGGCTGGTTTACCATCCAATGAGATTGGAGGCTCAACATATAGTTCTTGAGTTGATACATAGTGTTTTGCAAAAAAATGCCCAAGACTATACAATTTAACATCTTTTGATGAGGAATAGAACTGATGGCAGATGAAGACGTTCAACAGAAACGCAAGTCGTTAGCTGTTGACTTAGATACCTATACCTTGCTTTGTGAGATCTGTGCCAAGAAAGACAGAAACAAGATTGCAGAGCTGAGGCGATTGATAAAGGGCGAACACGATAAGATTTTTGATGAGAACTATGAGGGAGTGTGGGATTGAATTTTTTTGGCAAGAAACGCAAAGAGATCCCGCAAACCTATCAGCCGATGTTGGAAGCCAAAGAGGTCATTGAGCTTTTTGGTCGAACCACATTACATCAGCAAGCTGCGTTGTTGCGTCTGATATCCAGAAACATAGCCATAGATGTCGATGGTCAAGTAACCATGGGTTATGAGCTTGATTGGAACCTAGAAGGCGCGATGATCGTAGGAAGGCTCACAGAACCAGAAGAGATTATCCCAGCCCAGCAATCCCTCCCTGTAGTTGACGGCGCATAGCAAGCTCTTGATTCTCAGGTGATCCCAACAACGTCGGTGAGGGCATCGGCGGTCTGATCGTGGGCCTTGCTGTTTGTGGCAACGGTTCAAAGGTCGGCATCTCTACTTGCGCTGATGGTTGCTCCTCTTCCTCAAACACCTCTTCATCTGGTGCTGGCGACTGCTCGATATCGTCTAGCTGTTGCATCATGTTTGCTCGGATGTCGTCAGGCAACGGATCAAAAACCATGCCCTCTCTTTCATCTCGGAACTGAGGCTTCAGTGCTGCTTGTGTGCTTGCAGAGAACAGTGGTCGGTTGCCACTCAGATAAGCTTGTCTTGTAGCATCCTTGGCAATCGATCTTTCCTCCATGGCTAAGGCTTGCTTTCTACCCATACCCAAAGCCTCAAAGCCAGGTAAGCTGAATAACCCACGCCTAGCCAAAGCACCCATAATTGTCCAAGCCGAACCGGATGGATTGTTGTTGATCTCAGCCCATAAAGTAGGCATTACATCATCTCTGAACTGCTGTATTCGTTTCAGCTCTTCTGGCGTAAACAGCTCTTCGATTACACCTTTGTTATTCTTGAAAACGCTGTTGTAATTTTTAACAATTGCAGATCTAGTAACCGCCCGATCTTTGGATACAGGTAGTTCGTTGGTAAACCCACGAATCAAAGCAGCTTCTTTCATAAGCCTCTGAACACGATCAAACTCATCTTCGGGCAAAAGTTCTCTGAGTCGTCTGATGACCAAAGGGACTGCATCTTTGCTACCTAATTGGTTGTGACCAAACAACGCTCCCATGACTTGATGCACGTTGTAATCTGAATCAGTAATTTGTTGGAGTATTTTATTTGCAGCTCTTTGTATGTCTGTTTTGGCTCCTACTTTCCCAGTGAGGCCGAGATATTCTCTATATACCTCGTTGGCTGCTTGCAGTTGTTCTAAGACCTCTGGATCACCGGACAACAAGCCTTTATCCACACTACCGAAAAGCTTGTCGTCAAACTTTTCTTTCATAAGTGTGAGTATTCTTTTTTCTGTCGGATCAGTCGTGGATCCTATCCTGCCGCCGAGTCGTTTCCTCAGATTGTTCAGCTCTTTGAGAGAAACATCTCTGAACTTATCTTGCTGTAACTTTTTCTTAAGATTAGCCAGCTTGTTATATTCTAGTTTCAGAGGGCCTTCTAAAAAATCCTCCAGATCCATACCGAACTCTGCATATGGGACATCGAGCATTTCGTCAATGACTTCAACAACGCCATCTGCTGTAGCTACGGGAGTTGGGTCAGCTTCATCAACCGTCTTGAATAACTTGTTAGCTTCTTCTCGTTTCGCCTCTGCTCTCTGTTTGACTACCGGGCGTATCTCTTCTGTGGCTCTGCCCGGTATTTCTTTGAGATCAACCTCACGAGACATCCCCACACCAAACTCTTCGCCAAATGCCAGCGCATCCTCTGTAATTTCTTGAAGCTGTCGCTCATCAAACTCTCTGATGCCAACCGGATCGTCAGCCATGGTTCTCCTGAGCTCCGCTTCTTGTCCCAACTGCTCAGTGCCTCTTGGTGTCACACCTGTAGGTGGGGGCGCAGTTCTTTGTCCGACCGTCAGTGGGTATTTCGATGTTTGCTCAATATCTGGCTCAACCTCTTTCAAAACTTCTTCTTTGAAAACTGGCGGTAGCTCACTCTCTCTCACCCGTTCTGCTACCCGACCTTGTGCATTTTCTACGAAGTTACGAACCACCTGGCCAACGTAGGGTAGCCGTTTCACAACATCGGGTAAGACATCTGCACCCACACCAACTGCTGTAGCTGTACCTATTTCAGATCCGGTCTCAACCAAGGCCCTGTCCCTTGCGGCAGTTGTTTTCGGCGTAGCTGCTGTTTCCAAACCTGTCAAAGCGGTTTCGGTAGCGCCATAGCCAAGAGCGCCTCTTTTCGCAGTTTGCAGAAGACCTTTAGCCTGACCAGCATATTTTGTTGGCGCTGCGAATTTGAGGGTTTCGCCGAGAAACTCTTTGAAATCCATCATGCTCATACCGGGCTTATTGATATAGTAAGGAACATCGTTCCAAACTATCAGTGGCAAACCAAACTTATCTTGATAAACCCCACCGTATCTGGGATCACCGCTATAGATCTCATCGAAAACCTCTGCCTTACCCACATCATCTCTTGCAGCCAATATTGGAATGTAAGAGAGAAACTGGTCTTTGAAATCTGCTTGATCACCGGACATTTCGGTGATCTCTGGTAAGTCTGGAAACTCTATCGGAACACCAATGCCAGTAATGTATTTACCTAACGCAGAAGCGCCACCTCTTACCCGATCAAAAATAGTTTCGTCGGGTTTTGGAGTAACTTGAGCTTGGGCAGCGCTGTCTTCGGTTGGTTCTCCCGATCCGACATAATCATCTGGATTAAATCTCGCACTCATCGTCTACCGCCTTTCCAACCTTTAATAACAAAAGCGCCCATCTCCGGCAGTTCTGGATTATATTTTTCAAAAAGTCGGTCGAAATTGTCTATAACAGCTCCCTCTGGGAGTGCAGCCAAAAAATTATTGTAAGATTCTGCGTCGTCAGGTCCGGTATATTTTTCAATAATACCTTGATCGACTTCCTTCATTGCCTGTGTGATCTGATCAATGGACTCCACATCATCAGATAGCAACATTCGTCTCTCTAACTCAAATAGTTGAATACTGTTCTCTATCTTCTTTCTAAGCGCGTAAAGTGAGACATAATTTGCAATCGCAGTATTCCCTAATGAAAGTATAGCGTCCCGATAAGCTTGAAACTCCATATCGGATGTTGATCCTGACCCTTTCATTCGCATCAAGGGAGCCAGTTGGTTCGATATCGCGTTTAGGGTGTCTAAAGCTTCTGTGACTTCGCTTGGTTTACCAGTGAGCAAAATCTCTAAGTTTCTTTTAAAAAATCTGAGTTCATTAGCAGCTATGTTACCAGTGCGTATGTTTTCATTAGTTCGCAGGATCGACATGGCTTGACTTACTGTCGGTAATATTTTCACCCCTTGGTCAATCGATTCTTTAGCCTCTTCAGCCATATCTTTCAATCTTTCGTCTTTGTATGTGTTAAAACGAGCGTTGATTTCTTTGCTTGCTTGCCTAGATGGCCCCAAGACAACCTTAATTACTGAACCGTCTTTGCTCAACGGTGTCAGCTCACCAAACAATCCTTGCACTGGGACCGGCTTACCTAACTTGGTATCTCCTGCGGGAACCGTGATCTTGGCAACGATGCGTTCAAACTCTTCACCGGGTTCAAGACCCAGACTTTCGATAAGCTTTCTCGCTTCCGCTTCTAACATGTAATAAGCGGGTTCTCCTACAGCCGTAGCTTTTAAGCCAGTACCTTTCTTTCCCTCGCGACGAATCTTACTACGAGCGCCCATGGCCTCTTGATCAGTCAGCATCACGGTTTCACCGGGACCGTAATATTGCTCATCAACAGTAAGCCCTGCGCTATCTACCACTACATAGTCGCTTGTTTTGTTATCAGGGTTGGTTTTAGAAACCGCTATGTCTGCATCTCTAAGATATCTGATCGCAGCATCTTCGTCGTTCTTTGCAAGCTCAAACGCTTTTGCTGCTATGGATCTTCTCTGACTCTCAAACTCTGCTTGTTGTTTTCTTCGCCTAATACCAGCCTCAGCAATGCCACGACCTAGCGATCTGAAAGCTCCTTCTCTGGGGTCTGCGGCAAGCATACTTGCACCAACCTGAGATGCGACATCGAAAATGTTGGGTCGTCGTGGAGGGCCTCCAGCAATACCTGTCAGTATGTCTGTGTATTCTTTCACTCTTTCTGCGGAGGGAGCACCACCCAAAGCCGGTAGATTCGGTCTTCTTTGCCCAGCACGAAAAGCTTCTTGTAAGGCCCTGAGTTCATCCTCATCAACCTTAAACTGCTCCATATCTAAACCGCCTAAGTCTGTGCCGGTTCTGAAGTCGTCTTCAAAGATATTGGATTCCACGATATCTCCGCTCTTATATCCTTTTATCTGCTCTGGTATCTGGGCTCTGGATATCGGCATTAGATTGAGGCTGGTGGCGTATAACCAGCATAGTTACCACCTCCTCCGTATAAACTACCCAGACCGCCGAACACACCTAATCCAGTGCCTATCGCAGTTTGCAGTGCGCTGGGTGGTGCGGTGAAGTCAGTCCTGATATCCGTTCTACCCGCTGGAACCATCTCGATGAATGGTTTCGCAGCTTGGAACTGTGCCAGCGGTGCGGTCCTTGCTTTCTCCAAAGTTTCTCTCTGAGCATCCAGCTCTGCTTGTCGCTGTCTTTGTATGTCTCCACCAATCGTGCCTAACGTGCCGACATCAGTTCTCCTAGCTTGTGCCACCCGACCGCCAAGATCTGCAACGGTTTGACCGAATCCAGCTTGAGCTTGTCCTAATGCTTGGCCAGCACCCGCCATGGTTCGTCCGATGTTTCTTGTTTGTTGTGCGATCTGATCAGCAATACTCAATCCAGTAGTACCGGCTTGCCTCCTTGCTGCTGCTGTTCTTTGACCTAAAGCACCAAGCGTTTGACCTAAACCAGTTCCGGCTCTAAATCTTTGTTGACCGACATCTGCCACTTGAGCGCCCAATCCGCTTAACGCTCTTTGTCGTTGTGCTGCCAAACCACTCAAACCAGCAGCTCCGGTTCTAGCTGTCTGCCGTCGTCTTTCATCCTCTTCTAACGCAGTTCTTTGTGCCTGTTGAAATCCTTGAGATCTCAAGGCTCCAACTCGCTCACCCAAACCGCGACCGACAGCCTCAGCTCTTTCAGCAGCACTCAACCTGGCTCGTGATCCGAAAGCAGATTCACCTCCAGTTTGGATATCTCTGGCGGTGGCAGCCATATCTCTCTGAGCTAGACCTTTCAAAGCGTCATCTATGGTTTGTTGAACAACCGCTTGCTCAAAAGGATCCATGAATCTTTGTGTTGCGGCAACTGGATCAAAGTCAGCCAGAGCTGCTCTTTGTAAGTTTTCAGCCTCACCCAAGGCCCCAGAAAACTGCTGTGTTGCTAACGTGCCGATACCCAAAGCATCTGTCAGATCGCGCCGTAGCCCTCTTTCGGCAGCTAAGGCTCTGGCTTCTTGTCTGCCAGCGCCACCTAACTCCTCTAACAAACCGATATCTCTCTGATCAAGCGCGAAACGCGCGCCTTCTCGTAACTCTTGCGCTGCTCTGCGATCTGCCTCAGCTTGTGCTGTCAGCCCCTCTCGTAAGGAACCGATTCCAGCCCTAGCTGATCGTAGCGCCTCTTCAAAAAACGGCTCTTGCGCTCCAACTCCTGCTCTGGCTAAACGCATCGCCTCTAACTGATCTGGCGTAAGGCCAGCGATCTGTCTGCCAATGACGATTGGCTTGCCGGTTACAGGGTCAAAAAACGTCCTATCAATAGCTCTCAGTGCATCCGGAACAAAACCGCCTTGCCCATCGAGGCCCAACAAAATCTGCTGAGTGATTGGATCAAGCCTCTGATCCATTCGTGATACGGACGCTACAAACGGTTCCTCGTAACTTACCTCAGCCATCGTTATGCACTCGCCTTAGCTTTGCCAGCGAACAGATCCATCATGTCATACATGAGCTTGGTTCCCCGTTCACGGTCTTCTTCTCTGGTCGGTCGTAGCTCTACGATCCCCCCTTTTTTCTTTGTCATGTCAAAAGCCCCAGCACCTCGCACTGCTTGAGACTTCATTACAAACTCGCCGTCACTCAACATAGCCGGTATGTCATCTGAAGTTTCAGTGCCAGGTCCGTCTATTTCTCCATTCATTCTCTTAAACTCTTCGGCAGCTACGTTACCGCCTTTTGCGTAAGCCATCGGCATCACCATGCCACCACCCATCATAAGTCTTGGTGGAGCAGCGATCCCAGCAACATCAGTGGGTAGAGCTTGCGGAACATTTCTTTGTGGAGCTTGACGACCCGCTGTAAGTTTCGGAATCGTGCCTGTTGGCAATAAACCAAACTCAACCGGATTCGGAGCTTCTTTGCCCATACGCCGGGCTATCTCAGCCTCAATGTTATATCTTCCTGTTGCGGTCTCTTGGGTTAATGGAGTGAGCGGAACGCCTCTTCGGTTTTTCGCCTCATCAAAAGCCAGTTTAGCCAACAAAGCGCCAATACCACCAATACCTAATGCTCTGCCAAAAGGAACTTGCCCTTCCTCCGAGCCGATGCCTAAAGCGCCACCAATCCTTTGTAAAATGTTTTGATCACCGCCTTGCTGTCCCGGCATAGCTGATGATAATTGATTCATTATGTCAGCCGGTGTTTTGCCTTGCCCTAACGCAGACTCAATCTGCTCTTTCAAACCAGCATCCGACTGAGCTAATTGTTCTAGGGTGTCCATTGCGTCCAAGGGATCTGCTCCGAACACACCTTGTCCACCGGGAAGACCCGCTCCGCTCAAAATGCTCTGTATGGTTTCACTAGGCTTTGTAATCAGACTACCAATTCCACTCGCTATGTTACCGGGTAGGTTGGTCAAAGTGTCTTGTAGAGCGCCAGGGGTTTGTCTCAATAAGCTGCCTAAACCAGAAAGGAAGTTGCCACTCTCTCCTCCGGCTTTTGCGATATTCGCGATTGCTCCTGTCTCACCAAAAATTTTAGGTCCTGTTGCAAGCGTAGCCAAAGCTAAGGGACTCGCTTCTCCCTTTGCCACTTTGTAAACGGTGTCGGCTTTTGATATCAGGGCTGCTGGAGCTTGCCAAGGACCGGGAACGAACTGCGCTACTTTTGCAACAGGTCTTACAACCTTCTTAAAAAGCTTCTTTCCGAACTTGGCGATCTTTTTGAGAAAAAATTCCTCTAACCCTGTTTGTGGATTGAGAGATGCGATGCCCAAACCAACCACATATTCTTCTGGATTCAGTCCTACCTCTTTGAATCTTGTCTCAACAGCAGACTCAAACTGAGGATCTTCCATCATCTCAGCCGGTAGAACTACTTCTCCAGGGGTAACATGAGCTAGGGTGGTGTCACCACCACGACCAGCTTGGGATACTTGTAAAGCTGCGTCAGCCAATGGAGCGGTTTGGCTAATCTGTGCAGCTTCGATCAACTGCTCTGCTTTTCTCTTTTCAAAAGGATCTTCGGCAGTATCTCTGGCGACCATCAACTCTTCAATCGCCTGTCGCAGATCTGCGTCGCGATCAACGGGTTCTTGCATAGCGGCGTTGTATTCCATCGACTCTTCTTCAGTCAAAGGATCCTCAACCATGCCACCCTCTTGGAACCCCATCGGACTAGCCGGTTCCATCATATTTTGTATCCGCTGTTGCAAAAACTCATTCATGATATTGTTACCGTTACTGCTCCTACCCCAAAGGTCGCTTGCTGACCAGTTGGGTATGTCTGATGATTATACAAATCTCTAAGCTGAGTGCCATCAAAAGCCTGATGAATACTCAACGTCGAATTAAATATTATCGCACCTGTGGCGAACTGTAACTCGCTGATTTCAGTGGCGTTGAAGTGCGGAGAGATGGTTATATCCACTCCGCTGAGGTTTAATTCTAAGACACGAACCAATCTGTTGAACGTGCCTGAGTCAACTGTTTCACCTTGAGCTAGCGGTAAACGAGTCTCAAGGATCTTACTCACGATCTCCTTCCGCTTGGCTGTATATCAATCCGTGTGGATCCTAACCGCCACTTATAACCTTTCTGGTTGATGGTGTCGTTGTCGTCATCGCTCTCAAACCGGAACACCACCTGTCTTGCTCTGGTTCGTAATGATGAAAAGGTGCTGGTTTGCGATACCTGGGTGGTGGCATCTGTCGATAACGATTGACCGGGGAAGTCCCGTCTTTTGATAACGATATTCATTGCTGGAGTGTTTGAGATCGTGGGATCCGTCACAAACCGCATATCTGGGATAATCTTTTTCACAAAGCTATAGTTTTCACCAGAGGCGATATCCAGATCACCAGACTCAATGAACACACCACTCATCGGTGATCCGTTGTCGTCGTATCCTTTTTCATGCTCAAACAAACAATTTGTGCCAGATGTTTGAGCTCCAGCTCTGGGCAAATCCTCGATACCGCTATCAAGCCAGCTATATCTTACTAAGTTGCCTACTGACCAGTTGCCATCCTCATAGTTATAGATCACATACCGACTAATCTCACCAGTGCCGTCTTCGATGCTAGGATAGAAGAACCACATCTCGCCGTATTCGGTGTTCATGCCCATGAAACACTTGAACGCTTGATCAAGATCTAAATCGTTAAAGACATATTCTTGGACCGCACAAGGTAGTTTTTGAACTGAACCGTTATAGAAATAGAAAGCGGTTTTAGAGGCGAAATACACGCCGTTTGGTCCGTTGGTGGCAGCTTTGGGACCAATCAAGCCACTGCCTTCGTTTACGAGATTCACGGCGAAGGTCAGCGGTGGGCCGATGAAATTCATGCTATATAGACTCGTGTCAGTCCAAATCAGGATCTCTTGGCGTGACTTAATACCGCCCACGATGAAAGATCCGGTGGATAGCCGGACACTACCGGCGCTGTTTGTTGCGGTTGGCTCAAAATCTAGCTCGTTCTCTGAGTCAGAAAAGGCGACCAACATAGGATCGATCACACCTGTTCTTGAACCGCTGGATATCGGATCAGCCCCTAACACAACAAGATGGCGATCTGTCTCTGATGTGATCACTTGTAAAGCCACTGTCGGAACCAGATTGGCTCCTGAGATACCAGATAACTGTAAAGCCCTGGTCGATGTGCCGTTATTCTCTACCCATCTAAATATGCCAGCCCCTCTGGGATTGATGATCAGGTTTTCACCGAAGTTATCGTGCGTCCATAATCTCAGTTGGTTTGTCGCACTGATCGCAGATGCCGATCCCCAAGTTCCCGCTCCCCATGTCCCAACACCCCAACCAGAGCTTGATACATAAGTATCCAAACCGACGTTTACTTGATAAGCACCCACGACTGAGCTGCCGCCGTTGCCACTGTCAGAGCTGTTCGCAGTGACAGTCGTTCCGCTGGTGTCTTTGGCAGTGATGGTGTAGGTATTCGTCCCGGTGACTAGCAGGATTTGATACTCTTGATTAAGAACCGCTGCTGTCACGTTACCACCTAAAGTCGCAGCTCCAGAAAACGTCACAAAATCATTTGTTACTGCGCCATGGTTTGTATCCGTTACCGTGATCGTGCTGGATCCGTTAGTGGCAGCGAAAGTTACATCACCGGCAGATGTGGTCGATCTGATAGGAGTGACATCATAATAAGCATCACCCTCTTCTATGTAATATTTGAAGGTGGTTCCGATACCCTGGTAACGAGTACCACCGAGCGATATGAAAGAGTGTAAAGCTCTGGCTAAACCAAGGAAGGTGTTTGTGCCTAACTTTTGCCAGCCACCGACTTTTTCAACAAGACCCTTTCGGAAACGAACAAGGTTGCCATCAACCCATCCACCACCAGCGGAGTAATCGGTTGACTCTTTATCTATACCAGCACGAAAATCCAGTTTTTGGAGTGGCATCAGGCATCAAGCTAAACGAATGATCGCACCAGTAGCGGTCGGTGAAGGGAAAACCACCGTGAAGTCACCCGCTGTACTGGTCTTATCGCCACCGAAGTCTATTGCGGCGATTGCTTTGTTTGAGTTAGTGGAGTTAAAAATTAGGGCCCCACGAGCTGTGACGGTCGCAGTTCCGAATGTAAAATCGTTGAAGTCGCACACCGCCACTGAGCCTGACAGCGTTGGCGTGACGTTTGTAAGAGAGCCACCCCCAGAACTATAGTTCGTGCCGGATGATTGCCCGGTGGTTACAAAAGCTGTTGTACCAGCTCCAAGCGTTGCTGATGAGGTGTATAAAGCAAGCTTTATGGTATCGGCTCCATTTGTGAGGTTATGGCCCTCAACCAAAAGTTCTTGCTTAAATGAATTGCAAATGGCAGAAGTGATAGCCATGGTCAAAGCTCCTTTATAATGTTGGCCATATCCTCATGCCCTTGTGAGGCGAGTAACCCTCGGATCGTCACTCGGTCAGAGGCAATAGCGTTTTTCACACCCAACAATATTAGAGTATAAACATGGTTTCGGAAAGCCTCTGCTTGCTGTCTGATGTGGGGGTCTGCTTGCTCTGATATGCCCACTATCTTCTTCGTGATTTGTGTTGCCCAAAACTCTGCGTCATGTCCACGATTCTCAGTGGTAGAAACCATCACCTGGCCTAGTTCAAAACCTATCTTATCTTCTATCATTGCTACCCCTTGTAAGGCTCTGGCGCAGACGGCATTTCGACGGTTTCTAACTTATGTTTTTTGACCATCTTTGCCAGTTCTGATCTATCACAAACCATCCACTCATCTGCCGGTGTGGGCATCGCTACTTTCGGATCATCCAATCTATGATAACCATAGAGTCTTTCCTCTAACGGTACGTTTTGATCAAGCAACGATGATCGAGGGCTTACGCCGACCGTGATACCAGCGTTGATACACTTACAGATCCAAAACTCCAGACAGGCCCTACCCGCTTCCGCAAAGTGCAGATTGTGTTTGTACGAGAAGTCCATGCCAAACATATCTATTTGATTGACCTCGTTCCACAAAGCGAAAGCTATCGCGTATGCGGTCGTGTTGTTCATATACGCACAACGCTGGCTTTCGATCACCTCTTCTAACGGGTACTCAACCAAAGCAGGAACTCGCTCATCAAGCTCACAAGTGTAGATTGGTTTCTTATAAGTAGGCAGAACCCGACGCATAACATCGGTTTGGTTGCCAGCATCGTCCGTATCTAAGAACCGGCTGACCGGATCCATCATGAATACACGATCTACATCAAAAACCGACAAAGCAGAGTTGATACCCCACACTTCGTCCCACGTTTTGCTGTTTTCTACGCCGATGACGTAATCTATCTGGCTTGCACCAAGACCGATTATCGCTACGTTTTGCCCTTTGAGACTTTCAATTTTTTCCACTAACTCACCCCAGATCGTAATAAGTCATACCGGA